GCACTGCTGGATTTGTTATTGTATTCTTACTAACTCAGATATTTAATAAATAATATGGATCCAATAACAATATTATCAGCATTCTTACCTGTAGCTATGGACTTAGGTAAGTCTTTAATCAATAAATTTATAGCTCCTGATCAATTTAAGCCAGCTACTATAGAACAATATACTCAAATGAAGTCTATTGACCTAGAATTCTTTAAAGTTATGAATGAGGTAGGAGCAGGTAATCCATCTTATCCATGGGTAGAAGCCATAGTTAGATTAATGAGGCCTATAATAGGGGTTCTTGTGCTTTCTACATGGGTATATACAGTATGTACAGGACAACCTAGTGAAGAAGTTAATAACTTTGCTAGTGCAGTAGGTTTTTATCTCTTTGGTGAAAGAAGTTTATTCTATATTAAGAAAAAATGAAGCTAACACAACATTTTACTCTTGAAGAATTAATAGCATCAGATATAGCAGCAAGGCATGGAATAGATAACATTCCATCTAGCCCTTTAGTTTTAACAAATTTAAAAACTTTAGCAGAAGGGTTAGAAAATGTCAGGACACTCTTGGGGAAACCTATTATTATTAATAGTGGCTATCGTTCTGTTATGGTTAACTCATTACTTGGAAGTAAACCGTCAAGTCAACACACAAAAGGACTGGCGGCAGATTTTATCTGTCCCTCTTTTGGAACACCTAAAGACATTATTAAAAAGATTGTATCTAGCGATATTAAGTATGACCAAGTTATCTTGGAGTTTGATCGCTGGATTCATATTAGCTTTTGTGAAGAGGGTTATAAACCTCGTAAGCAAGCGTTAATTATAGATAGTAAGGGTACTAGAAACTTTAACTAAAAGGAGAACGTTATGCCAATGGTCGGAAAAATGAAATTTGCTTACACAGAAAAAGGTAAAAAAGAAGCTAAAGCCTACGCTAAAAAGTCAGGCAAAAAGATGGCAGCTAAGCCTATGAAAAAGGCTGCTAAGCGTGGCTAGTAAGTCAAAAGTAAATCAGGCAGGAAATTATACCAAGCCAACTATGCGTAAAGCTTTATTTAATAAAATTAAAGCTGGCAGTAAAGGTGGTGATCCAGGTGAATGGTCTGCTCGTAAAGCTCAACTCCTTGCCGTGCAATATAAAAAAGCAGGTGGGGGTTATAAGTAATGGCTCTTGCTAAATCTCAGCAGTCTTTAAAAGCTTGGACTAGTCAAAAATGGAAAACATCTGATGGCAAACCAAGTAAAGGTAAAAAAAGATATTTACCTGAGGCTGCTTGGAAAGCATTAAGCTCTTCTGAAAAAGCTTCTACAAATAAAGCTAAAGCACAAGGTAACAAAGCAGGAAAACAGTTTGTTAAACAACCAAAGAATATAGCAAAGAAAACAGCGAGGTTTAGATAAAATGAAAACACCAGCATGGACAAGAAAAGAAGGAAAGAATCCTAAGGGTGGATTAAATGCCAAAGGAAGAGCTTCCTATAAAGGTGGAACTCTAAAAGCTCCTGTTAAATCAGGTGATAATCCACGCAGAGCTTCTTTCTTAGCTCGTATGGGTGGTATGCCAGGACCAGAACGTAAACCTAATGGAGAACCAACTAGACTATTGTTATCTCTTAAAGCTTGGGGAGCATCATCTAAAGCAGATGCTAAAGCTAAGGCAAGAGCTATATCTGCTAGAAACAAAAATAAGAAATAATGAAAGATAAATTAGACTTAATTAAAGAGTCTGCTGAAAACGATTTATCAGTTTTTATTAAACTCGTAGCACCCCACTTAATGTTAGGTGCAGTACACGAAGAACTAATCCAATGGTGGACTCGTTCAGAAAGTAAGAACAATCAATTAGTTCTTCTTCCTCGTGGACACATGAAGAGTAAACTCGTTGCCTATAGAACAGCTTGGTGGATTACTAGATATCCTGAGACTACAATTCTATATGTATCAGCAACAGCTGACCTAGCTGAAAAACAGTTATACGCTATTAAACAAATTATTGATAGCCCTATTTATCGTAGATATTGGCCAGAGATGATCAATATAGAAGAAGGTAAACGAGAAAAGTGGGCGGTATCTGAAATTGCAGTAGACCACCCTCAACGTAAATTGGAAGGAATTCGTGATGCGACTTGCAAAGCTGTTGGTCTTACATCTAATACCACAGGTTTTCATGCTGACGTTGTGGTTCTTGACGATATTGTTGTTCCTGGCAACGCTTATACAGCTGATGGTCGTGAGAAAGTTGAATCTGCTTACTCTCAGCTTGCTTCCATTGAAAATCCGGGCGCTAGAGAATGGGTCGTAGGTACTAGATACCATCCAAAAGATATATATGATACCATGGTAGGTATGAAAGAAACTATCTATGGTGATGATGGTGATATAGCTTCTGAAGAAGAAGTGTACGAATTATTTCAAAGAGTGGTTGAGACTGAAGGTGAGTTCCTTTGGCCTAAACAAACACGAGCAGATGGTAAGAAGTTTGGATTTGATGATAAAGAGTTAGCTCGTATTAAAGCTAAGTATATTGACACTACACAATTCTATGCTCAATACTATAATAATCCAAATAGTGAAGACACTGCAAGAATTAATGCAGATAAGTTTCAGTACTTTGATAAAGCTATACTCCAGAATAAAGAAGGAGATTGGTATATTAGAGATAGGAAGCTTAATATTTATGCTGCTATTGACTTTGCTTTTTCTCTTCGTAAAAAAGCTGACTATACTGCCTTAGTTACTATAGGTGTTGACCACCAGGGTAACTTCTATATACTAGATATTGATAGATTCAAGACTGATAGAATTGTAGAATACTATGAGCATATTGTAAAATCCTGGGAAAAGTGGGGATTTAGAAAACTCAGAGCTGAGGTTACTATAGCTCAACAAACGATTGTTAAAGAATTAAAAGAGAGCTATCTTAAACCTAATGGAATACCTCTTTCTATTGATGAGTTTAGACCAACAAGGTCACTAGGTGATAAATACGAACGTATTGCTGCCGTATTAGAACCTAAGTATGATAATTTACAGATTTGGCATTATAAAGGTGGTAACTGTCAATCATTAGAAGAAGAGTTAACAATGGCTCATCCTCCTCATGACGACATTAAAGATGCATTAGCTAATGCTATATCTATTGCAATGATTCCTAAGCAAAGAGTTGGGGCATTTTCAGTAGGTAAAAACATTGTAACTCATAGCCGCTTCGGTGGAGTTTCTTACTAAGGAAAAATTATGGCTGGAAAAGTAGCACAACTAAGACAATTAATGGATAGAGAAGGCCTAGCAAAACGTTTAGCAGGTCTCTATAATAATTGGTGGATTCAACGTGATGATAAAGAAGTAGAGTGGAGAGAACTCCGTAACTATCTATTTGCTACTGATACTACTAAAACAACCAATTCTAAATTACCTTGGAAAAATAAAACAACTCTTCCTAAACTAACTCAAATTAGAGATAATCTTCATGCTAACTACATGGATGCTTTATTTCCTAATGATGACTGGGTTAAGTGGGAAGGTTATAACTTAGAAGCTTCTACTCATAACAAGCGTAGAGCTATTGAGTCTTATATTAAAACTAAACTAAGAGAATCTAATTTTAGAGAAACAGTATCTCAGCTTCTTTATGATTATATTGATTATGGTAATTGCTTTGCAGATATTATTTATGTAAATGAAAGACACACAGATCAATACACAAATCAAGAGATTACTACTTATCAAGGTCCTAAATTAGAACGTATATCACCATTTGATATTGTATTTAATCCTACAGCTAAAACTTTTAAAGAGTCACCTAAGTTTACAAGGTATGTAAAATCTGTTGGCGAACTTAAAAAAGATATTAAATATCGTACAGATTTAAACTATGATGAAGCTGCTTTTGAAAAAGCTATAGCTGTACGTAGAAATATTTCAGCATTTAAAATGGAAGATATTAATAAAGCTGAAGGATTTAGTGTAGATGGTTTTGGTTCTCTTCAAGAATACTATCAATCAGGTTTAGTAGAAATTCTTGAGTTTGAAGGAGACCTCTATGATGAAGTTAAAGGTGAGTTACTAGAACGTAGAATTATTACAATTATTGATAGAAGTTATATTATTCGTAATATTGAGAATCCATCTTGGCTTGGTCGTGACTCAAAACATCATGTAGGTTGGAGAGAAAGACCAGATAATCTATACTGCATGGGTCCTTTAGATAATTTAGTAGGACTACAGTATCGTATTGATCACTTAGAGAATCTTAAAGCTGACGCTATGGATCTTACTATTCATCCTCCTATGGTTGTTAAAGGAGATGTAGAACCTTTTGAATGGGGTCCAGAAACAACAATTCACATACCAGAAGATGGTTCTGTAGAAATGTTAGCTCCAAATGCTGCAGCTTTCCAAGTAAATAATGAGATTGCTGCTTTACTAGCTCTTATGGAAGAGATGGCTGGTGCTCCTAAAGAAGCTATGGGTATTCGTACTCCTGGTGAAAAAACTGCTTTTGAAGTTCAACAGTTACAGAATGCAGCTGGACGAATATTCCAACACAAGATTAACAAGTTTGAAATTGAGTTCCTTGAACCAATCCTCAATACTATGTTAGAAATGGCTAGACGTAATCTTGATATTGCTGAAATTTCTAGAGTAATGGATGATGATCTTGGTGTAGCCGACTTTATCTCTATTACTAAAGAAGACATTACAGCTAAAGGTAAACTACGTCCTATTGGAGCTAGACACTTTGCAGCTAGAGCTCAGCTTATTCAGAATATGCTTGGTATCTTTAATAGTCCAATGGGTCAAGTTATTGCTCCACATGTTTCAGCTAAACGTCTTGCTAAGATGGTTGAAGAGTATATGGGTTTTGAGAAGTATGAATTTATTAAAGATAATGCAGCTATATTTGAGCAAGCAGAAACTCAAAAACTTGTAAATCAAGTTCAACAAGAGATGCAAATTGAACAAGCTACACCACTTGAAGAGGATCTTTTAGAACCTCAAATGGAAGGTGAGCTACCTCCAGAGGCTATGTAACAAATATTACTTGACTTTTAAGTAATTGTATGTTATAATTATCCTATGGATTTAAAATCTGAAAAAGCTAAAAGCTTATCAAAACAAGAAGTTTTCGATTTACT